CTACTACAGCGTCTGTAAGGGAAAACTTTGTAAAAGCTAATAATGGTATCAACGATTACCGTAAGACCTCTAAAGACTTTGCAACATCCTCCGGAACTGGGACAGCGTATGTAGCTGCCTTTTCTCCAGCCGCAACTAAGACTGCAGGTGAAAGAGTCACCGTATTGTTTCATGTTGCTAATGGACCAAGCGGTTCTACAATAAACATTAACAGTACCGGTATAAGCCCTATTACAGTTTTTGGTAATGTGGCTTTAGCACAAGGCATGATTAAAGTAGGGGCTTACCACGAGTTAATGTGGAATGCTGTAAACTCTTCTTGGGAGTTACTTAACCCCTACCCTGTACAATCAGGTTACTTTTCTACTAATAAAACTATAAACTTAACAGGTGCTATTACAGGCAGCACAACTACAAGCTTCTTTGGAAGTACAACTCTTAATACGACTGCTGCAGCCGTTTCAGGCCTTGCCGCATACCCAGTAGGGGCTTTATACTTAACTACTACATCTGTTACCCCCGCTTCTATATTTGGTGGCACATGGGAACGGTATGCGTCCGGTAAAGCTCTTGTTGGTCTTAAGACTACTGTAGCTGACCCTGAGTACGCTTTAGGGGTAGACTCTCACGGTTCTGAAAGTCAAACCCTAACAGTTGACCAAATACCGGCACACACGCACACAACTACAATAGAGGTTCGTGAAAACAGATCATCTAGTGGTAGTCAACCAGAAGGCTCTAGCGCAAGTGTCGTAGGAAGCCCTCAGTTTGAGTCAGCGCCTACAGGTGGTGGTCAATCTTTTGATAACCGTATGCCATACATTGCTATTGCAATCTGGAAACGTACAGAATAATAGGAGAAACATATGTCAACTTCACCAAGAGCACCGAGAGGTTTCTTTCCGGCTGACTTAACGCCACTGATTCTTTCTGGATGGCAAACAAATAAATTTGATGGAAGCATCCCCTTCTGGGCTGACGTTGACGGACTCCAATTTACAGAGACTGGTGTTAGGCGTAAACCCGGTCATAGTTTTTTACTTAGACCCTTAAACTCTGTGGGGGTCTACAAGCCTATACGTGGCCTTACTTCAATACAAGAGTACGGCACTAAGGTAATCTATGCGGGTGATTTAACTAAGCTGTACCGTTACAAACAAGACTCACCTGAAGTTGACGGTGAGATAGTAGGCTCCGGTTATAACTTAGTAGAAAAAGCTGGAGCTTCTACTTGGGACTCCGGGTCTACTGTTTGGGACGCTGGTGGTTCTGTATGGGATGATGGGGTAATTGAGGCATCTGCTTGGTCCTTTACTAACTTTGGTACTTGGGTGCTAGCTGCTGATAACGCAGGTCCTATTAAGATTAAAAAGAACAATGAGAACTTTGCTGAAATGTCTTTGAACAAAGCCACAGGTGTTACTATAACCAGCGGTGGGTCTTCTTACGCACTCAACAATATTGTTACCTTTACCGGAGGTCTTACTGCAAAGGTTACAGGTGTAAACAGCGGAGTAGTTACTCAACTACAAGTTACAAACTTTGGAACTACTTACACAGCCAACCAAACCCTTTCGGCTTCTGGCGGATCTGGTGCTAATCTTCAAATCACAACACAGATTACAAACTGCCCTTTTACTAGGGTAAGAGCTATTGATAAGTCAGGCCCACACATACTAGCTGTCAACTACGACAAAGCTACCACAGAGCATCCTTATGATGTAGCTTGGTCTGCAGAGGACGATCCAGATGATTGGGCACCTGCTGCCGATAACGCTGCTGGTAGTCTTACGTTACGAGAAGCATCGTCTCCCCTTAAATGCATTGTACCTTTAGGTGAGAATAAGGCTATCTACACAGATGATCAGATGTTTATCCTTAGCTACCTCGGGTCTCCCTTTTACTTTGGGTATCAAACCGCTATGACCTCAGGGGTCGGAGCAGTGTCCGCTAGGTCAGTAGTATCAGTAGACAGAGTTAACTACGGTTTGTCACGAAGAGGTTTGTTTATGACAGATGGTAACAGCGTTACCCGTATTGGAGATGGAGAAGGTATTAACCGCTACATCTTAGCTAATATTTCAGAGTCTGAATACCCACAAGTTTGTGCATACCACAATAAAAAGAACAATGAAGTTATTTGGTCTTTACCCTTAAATGATACAAAACCTAATGTAGAGATTACTTACAATTACTCAACAGGTGTTTTTAGTAAGAAAACTTCTAACGTTTCTGCAGCTCTGGAGAGTGGAGTATTTCCTCACGTTATTACAGCTAGTAGTAGTTCCTCTATCTATCTTGAAGACGAGTCTGCATCTGCACATACAACTAGCGCTTTGACCAAAGCTCATGACTTAGACGACCCTTACTCTATTAAAGAGATTACAAGTGTTAGGGTAGGTAAGATCGGGTCAGGTGATCCTTTAGTTCAGATTGGTTGGGCAAATAACATTGATGATGAGCCTACGTTTAACCCTGCTGATTCTTTTTATGTAAACTCAGAGTACAAAGAGTACCCTGTTCGTACTTCAGGCAGGTACCTTTTTATGAAGGTAAGCTCTTCTGGAGATTCGGACACTTGGGAAATCTCTAACATTGTTATTAAAGGAAGGATAAGAGGGTTTAGATAATGTTACCAATTAAATACGATGCAAGGTCTACTCAACGTGAGTTAGATAAAATAGATAATAAAGTTAATAAGATAGAAGCTGGTGGTTCCCCTACGACCCTTGCAGAGGATTTAGCTAAAGGTAACTCTACTGGTGGAAGTGATATCAATGTTAGTACCGGTGATGATATTAACTTTGGCGTAGGTTCTAAGAGCACATACAATGATATCCTTAAGATATACCATGATGGCTATAACAGCTATGTTTCTGAAACGGGTGCCGGAGACCTTGTATTATGGGGGTCTGCTAAGATAAGAATGGGAGGGCCCTATAGCTCTCCAATTATTATAGCAAACTCTAGTGGATCCGCTGAGTTAAACTTTGGGGGTATTAAATGCTTAGAGACTGTTATGGGTGGTGGTGTTAAAGTAGAAACTACAATACAGTTTGGTGGTCTTAAGGGAACTACTGGTACTACCGTGACACGTATACTAGATGAAGACAATATGGCATCTAACTCTAACACAGCCTTAGCGACCCAACAGTCTATTAAACAATATGTAGATAGTCAGTCAGCATCAGCAGGAGAACTTCTTACTACACTAAATGGTGCTATAACCGACAGTGAGTTAGCTAGTAGTCTATCTACTCCGATTGCTACTATCCCGACATTGACTAGTAATCTAAGTACTCTTACTACAAACTTAAATACTAGTAATGGAAACATTAGTGACCTTATAGATTTCACTGGTTACACTGAAGGTTACTCAGGGGATGCTGTGCTTTCAAGGTTAACCGCAACAGAAACTGTAGCTAACGCTAAAGTAACTGCAGCTCAACTAGCAGCTGAAGCTACTGCAAGAACTGCTGCAATTGCTTCTTCTGCTCTTTCACTACAAGACCAGATAGATGACCTGCTTGCTGTCCCTGACTATAACAACACAACTGCCTACGCTATTAACGATCAAGTTGTTTACCTTGATAAACTTTACATTGCGACTGCAGCTACTACGGGTAATTTACCTACGAACACTTCTTTTTGGGATGTGTTAGGTGACTACTCTAGCTTAGGTGCTTTGGTAGCAGACAACTCTGCAGATATTACTGCCATAAATACAGTAACTGCTGGTAGTTCTTCTGCTGCAGCTCAGGCAATTACCGCCCTTAACGCTACAGTTAATGATGAAACTACGGGGGTTGAAGCTACCTCGGATGCCTTAGATGTTGTAAAGCTATTAGTTAACCATGGGACAGACGGTGTTAATGCTTCAGCTACTAAAATTACTGCTTTAGAAACTAAAGTTAACCATCCTGCTACAGGGGTTACAGCTACTTCAGAAGCTTTAGATCTTATAGAAACTAAAGTTAATGCTGATGGAACTGGAGTTACTGCTTCAGCTGATAAGATTACTGCTCTAGAATCTACAGTTAATAACGAAACTACAGGAGTTATTGCTACTTCAGATGCCTTAGATCTTATAGAAACTAAAGTTAATGCTGATGGAACTGGAGTTACTGCTTCAGCTGGTAAGATTACTGCTTTAGAAGCCACAATAAATCACCCCACTACAGGCTTTACTGCTGTTTCTTCCGCTTTAGATGCTGTAGAGTTATTAGTTACTGACAATGATGATGGAGTTACTGCTTCAGCTACTAAAATTACTGCTTTAGAAACTAAAGTTAACCATCCTACTACAGGGGTTACAGCTACTTCAGATGCCTTAGATGTTGTAGAGTTATTAGTTAACCACGAAGTATCTGGAGTCACTGCTTCAGCTAGTAAGATCACTGCTTTAGAAACTAAAGTTAACCATCCTGCTACAGGGGTTACAGCTACTTCAGAAGCTTTAGATACCGTAGAGTTATTAGTTAACCACGAAGTATCTGGAGTTACTGCTTCAGCTAATAAGATTACTGCTTTAGAAGCTACGATAGACAGTCCTACTACAGGCTTTAATGTTGTAGCTAGTGCTTTAGATACCGTAGAGTTGTTAGTTAATGATAATGAGGATGGTGTTAACGCCCACACTACTAAGATTAGTAATCTGCAAAGTTCAGTAACTGACCCTGCAACAGGTTTACAAGCTAACGCTGATGCTATTGACGCTGTAGAACTTGTAGTCACTAGTAATGAGATTGGTAACCAAGTGTCAGCTAATAGACTTAATTCTCTAGAAGCTACGATAGACAGTCCTACTACAGGCTTTAATGTTGTATCTAGCGCTTTAGATACTGTAGAGTTATTAGTTAACCACGAAGTATCTGGAGTTACTGCTTCAGCTAATAAGATTACTGCTTTAGAATCTAAAGTTAATAACGAAAATACAGGTGTAGAGGCTACTTCTACTGCTTTAGGTCTTATAGAAACTACAGTTAACGACGAGGATGATGGGGTTAATGCTTCAGCTACTAAAATTACTGCTTTAGAGTCTACAGTTAATGACCCTGCTACCGGTGTAAATGTTACTGCTTCAGCTTTAGATACCTTAGAAACTACAGTTACAACTAATGGTGATACTTTAGGGAGCACAGTAACCGCTGTCCAAACCTTAAACACAACAGTAGGTGAAAACTCAGCTAGCATAGAAACTCAAGCTACTACTATAGACGGACTCACATCTCAGTTTACAGTTAAGACTGATGTGGCTGGTAAGGTAGCTGGCTTTGGTTTATACAATGATGCTACTACTGGCTCTGAGTTTGCCATAGCAGCTGATAGGTTTTACCTAGCACCTAGCCCTGATCTTACAGGGCCGTACAGCCCCACTAGCAGCACAGTAGGGTCTTTAGGTCAGATATACTGGGCGACTATAACCAAAAAGTATTTTAGGGCTTTAGGTGCTTCTCAAGGTGGTTACGTTTGGGATGAGCTAGCAACACCTAATCCTTTTGTTGTTACTACTACCCCAACTACTGTAGGGGGTGAGTCAGTTCCTGCAGGTGTGTACATGGATACCGCTTACATTAAGAATGGATCTGTAGATACTTTAACTATTGCAGGTCAAGCTGTTACTGTACCTTCTTCTGCTAAGACGGCTATTAATACTTACTATGAAGAGGATGATAACACTGAAATTATGCCTGTAACGTTGAATGTAAATAACTCCGGGGCACCTACTAGGATTAGAGGTAAACTTTGGTTTCAACCTGCCTATAATAACAACTCGGTTTCTATGTTTAATATCTTTTGTAAGCTTGATGTGACAGTTCAGGTTAAGTACTACAATGTAACCACATTACTATCGACTAACCAAGAAGTTAACTCTAATGTAACAGCGACTCATCGTAACACTAATGCTCACATTATTGATTTCTTGTCTACCCCTCCTTCAGGGACTACTCGAATAGAAACTTCTTTGATTTTTAAAGTATTAGAAAGCGGAACTGCTTGGGGTGTTAACGCTATTGATGCTACGTTAGATATATTGGAGACTAAGAAATGAGTACTAACTACGTTGTATATGATACGGATACAGGTCTTATTAAAAAGACTTTAATTTGTAACGAAGAAAACATTGAGTATAATCACTCAGGTACTGAGAGCTATACCGTAGGTACCCCTGAGGCCTCTCATAAGTACTTTATAGGCGGTGTCTTCCTTGAGGGTACCACTAGTCCCTCAGAAGCTAAAGCTACCTTAGACAGAGCTGTACGAGGGATGAGAGAGTCCTACCTTATGATGAGCGATTGGACTCAGATGCCTGATAGCCCTTTGTCTGATGAGAAGAAAACAGAGTGGGCTATATATAGACAAGCCTTAAGGGATCTACCTGCTAACTTAGTAGATGCAACTGCGTTGTCTCAGGTCTCGTTTCCAACTAAACCGTAACAACTGGAGGACTATATGCTTTGCATGTGGACACAAGAACACTTTAAAGATATGCCTGCACTAACCCTAAAGCACATCGAGTCTGCCTTAAGATTCGGATATGGAGAGCGTAAAGTAGAACACGTAATCGAAGAGCTTGTATCGGGTAGTAAACAAATATGGCTAGGGACTATAGGCGAAAAGTTTGTTGCTACTGTTGTCACCCAAGTCATAGACTACCCGCTAAAACGTACTTGTGAAATAACCTACCTTGGTGGTGAATCAGGAGAAGGCGTAGCGGAAGCTTTAGGTGAAGTCGAATACATAGAACGATGGGCAATCTTTAATGACTGTGACGACATGCAAGTGATAGGTCGAAAGGGTTGGCTAAGAGCCTTAAAGAAACATGGGTACTCAGATAGATACACCGTATTAGGTAAGTCTCTGAGGGAACCAACAATAAATAAAGGATCAACTAATGAAACTTAAAGGAAAAAGATCTAAACAGTTTAATGAGTATGACGCAGAAGTTGGGGCGATTACTGATAACTATATGATTAACTATAAGGGTGGTGGTGGTACTTCTACTACTGGACCTTCTCCAGAACAAAGACGAATACTTGAAAAACAACTAGGCTATGCAAATCAGATGGAAGGCTTTGGGCCCCAAAACTTCTATGGAGGTAGTACACTAGCTGAACGTGACGCTGCTTCTGTCCAAGGACTAGAGGCTCAACGTGGGGCTGCGGGTTCTGCTGGTGCCTTAGCTGGCACAGCTGCTGACAGGTTCCAAGATGCAATGGCTTACGATCCGATGAATGATCCACGAACCGGAGAGTACTTGGATGCCTTGACTAACCCTCTGATGAAACAATTTAACGAAGAGACAATCCCTGGACTTAATACTGCTGCGGTTAATGCAGGTGCCTTTGGTGGTGACCGTGCTGCTTTACTTAAGTCTTCAGCTGCAGGCGAGCTAGCATCTTCTGTAGGTGATACAAGAACTAAGGCTCTTCAAGGAATGGTAGACTCTAACAGGGCCTATCAGGGTGATATGTTTAGACAGCTAGGTAGCTTGCAAGACGCATCTCTTAAAGGTAGTCAAATCCTACGTGATGTTGGTGCTGGTTATGAAGGTTACGGTCAAGCAGATATTGATGCTGATAGAGAACGATTTGAATTTGAGCAGGATGCACCGAGACAAAACCTACGAGATGCATCTAGCATGCTTAGTGGTATTGACTTCGGTAGTATAACTAAACAATCAGGAGGGGGTAAGTAAACCTCCTAAGGACCTAAGTAATCCTATGACAACAGATTTAAAACTAAAAGCAAGTGTATCTTATTTAGAAGAAGCTATTAAAGATTCAATAGAGTCTGGAGAAGTTGAAGATAACATGGATCAAACAGGTCTTAATCATTACTTTACAGACCCTATAAAAGACTTTAACGATTTATGTTTATATGGAAGAGAGTTAAGTGTACCTAAGGGTATGGTTATTACAGGTGCATTACATAGGCACCCCCATATTATAACATTAATTAAAGGAAGTATGTCTGTTGTTTCTGAAAAAGGTCGCAAGATAATAACAGCCCCTAGTACTTGGGCTGCACCTGCAGGTTCTAAAAGAGCATTTTATGCGTTAGAAGATTCGGTTATTCTTAACGTACACATAACAACAATTAAAAGTGAAGAAAACCTAGACAAACTAGAAGAGGAAGTAACAGCTCCCTCGTATTCTTCTATTGGCCTCGAAGAGCCAAACTACAAATTACTAGGAGTAGACGTATGAGTTTTGCAACTATGGCAACATTAGCGTTAGGTGGGGCAGCATTAGGTGCTTTGGCTAACCCAGAAGATAGAAAGAAAGGAGCTCTTATGGGCCTAGGTGCTGGACTACTAGCGCCAATAGCAGCACCGATGATGGGTATAGGTGGTGCAGCAGGAGCTGGAGCTGGTACAGCAGGAGCAGTAGGAGCTGGTACAGCAGGAGCAG